CAGATCCTTGCCTAGGCCTGTAAACTCGAGATTATTGATGTTGTGTCATAGTGACGACAGTGCAGGAGTGCTCTCTTGTTCTTCAAAGGATTTGATAAGACCTTGTATAAGCATTTATGAAATTTTGATGAAAGCTTGTAATCACCACATTTCAATGAAAAAATCTGTTATTTCTAAAACTTACTTTGAAATGACATCAATACTTTATTTGGCCAACAATCTTTTGCCAATGTCTATGAAATTCACATCTAACCTAATGTATGAGCCTACAGACAGGGGGCTGCCCGGTGACATGTCAGTTGCCTCATCCAAAGTTATTGAATTGTTGAAAAACGGGGCCACTTTGCAGCAGGCGTACATCTCTTATAAGATCTACATCAGTTTGTGCCTCAGTCAATATAATATAAACCCAGACCCAGCTCTTTATTTAATACCTGAAGAGATGTTCGGTGTGCCTGACTCTCACCCTGTAATGATTTTATTGGTTGGGAACTTTTCAAACCTATTGCGCTTACATAACAACGATGAAAAAATGTTCAGTTATTGCGCATGTTTCTGTTTCGCTTTGCACAATGAGATAGAAGAAGATTTTAATTTGCCTGCCACACTTTTACTTTCAAAGAAAATGCCAAAAACAGCCTATTTCGCACCAAACTTTTTGATTTTTGCACTGACTGGGATAAAAAATTTATGTCCAACAGTTTTACTTCAAACCTCTCAGTAAACCACTCACACTTGCAGCACTTAAATTATATTAGGCTACTGTCTGATAAAACTTTTTTGAGGGCAATAAAGAAGGACTCCACAGCTGATAAAATCCATAGGGTGAACTGGTATGCAAACAAAAATTGTGTCAAGACGGCTATGTTTGCCGAAATGAGCATAAAGGATTATTATTATGTAATTACCCAGTTCTTAAACATGTTTAAAAATAATGATTACAGTACTGCAGAAGAAAAATATGATGACGAAAAAGTTAAAATAATTAAGAAATCCATGGAGCGCAATCTTGAAAAAACCTGCAAATTTATAAATTTTATCAAGAGTTTCCACACAGACTACTTCAAGCTGAACAAAATTTGGTCTTTTTATGACATTACTGAATTTAGGTTCAAAGGTGTCACTAAAACTTTCAAACCTTATAGTTTGTCCTTAAAGAGTCACATAGGGCTGCCATTGGTTAAATTTGACCCCAATCATGTTTTGCTGATGATAAACAACCCAGAATATGACTTCATTTTCCGCAGAGGCGACCCCGGCTTCGTGTACAAAGAATGGCTACTGTCTGTGATGAGCAAATTTCAAATAACCAGTCCAGAACATATGAGATATGCTTTAAATAAAATAGCAAGGAAGTCCCAAAATACTTTTAGGTTATTGTGCACTGTTTCTTCTTCTCATAGACAATTGCATGGGGTGTCCGGGCTCAGCAGTTTTCTGTCAGATTGCACCTTCAGTGACAGGGCCATTCTTGGCTTACAATTGCCTGAGA